CCAGGCCAAGAGCTGCCTCCGTTATTTTTGTCCTAAAACGCCCTGCCCATGTGAAGTGGCCCAAGACTCCCTGCCATTCTTTTTACGCTTGTCTGCCTCTTCCTTGGCCTTCCGCGCAACCTCTTCCTGGTTCTTTTTGTCCAGCTCAAGTTCTGTCTGCTTCGTCTTGACCGCTTTAGCCAGGGTGTCCTCTTTGGCTTTGGGGTCGGACAGGAGTTTAACAAACTCTTCCTGAGTGGGATAGCTTAGGTATTTTTGCTCAAACAGCAATCGCAGTGTGCGATTTTTCAAGTGGGGATGGTTTTCGATGAAGATGAAATCCTCAGGATGATAGCTCCAATCCCCCAAGTCCACCCGTTTACGGACCTTGAAGATTTGGATATTGGCGTCAAACACCGGAGGCATTATTTTGTTTTTGTACTTAGCCTCATTCGCGTTACTGATCTTCGCGGACTCTTCCAGAGCCTTGGCCAGGGCTGCATCCTCAATGGCCTTTTTATCGGCAGCTTCTTCCGCTTCCTTGACCTTCCGGGCCACCTCTGCCGATTCCTTAACCTTCCGGGCCGCCTCTGCCTTTTCAAACTCCTCTTTGTGTTTCTTGGCCTCGGCCTCCATTTCCTCACGAATTTGCTGCGGGGTCTTTTCGGGAAGGGGTATTTCTTGAGGCATAGGGTGTTTCTCCTGTTTATTGGATCAAAACCGCCCCTAAAAATAAAATGGGCAGGAGCCTTTTACAGCTCCCGCCCATATTACCGAAAACTCAGCCAAAGTGCCAGTAGTTTTACTTACTGGACGCAGGTGCCGAAATAGAAGCCCAACGAGGGGGCCACTACTTTCAAGGCGTAGGCCATTTCGATTTCGATACGATCCGAAGCATTCCGTTCCAAGCGGAACTTCTTGATTCGGTTTCCTTCAATTCCGGCCCCAGTCCAGCCGGTCCAGGAGAAGGTGTATCCAGCCGAAACAACACGTTTGCCAGCGGCAGGAGCAGCGTAGCCGATCAAGGCTGCCTTGTCCCCCACGAAAGCGCCCGTAAACCCCGCGTTTTCGGCAGCGGTGTTGTAGACCGCTTCCATGACGTAGATGTTTTTCAGGCCCAAAATCGTGGCCACGATTTCCTGCGAGTTACGCGCAGGGTTCGTGTTCGGGGAACCCGAATACTTCACACGATCCAGGAAGTCGGCGTTGTCCAGGAGAGCGTACCAGGCCGATGCTCCAAAGATGGCGAAGTTCGGCTTGATGCCCGATCCCTTGTGAATCGCCTTCACGGCGTACCGCATGTCCTCGATGGGCGTTGAGGCCGCGATATTCCAGTATTGAGACAAGTTGCCAGCCATGTTGGACGCACCAGCTTGGCCCGTGGTGTTGTAACTCCAAACCCCAGCCGTGAAGTAGTTGGACGCGAAATCCAGCTCCCTCTTGATCATGGCGTTTTGAGTCAGGAAGTTGACGGAATCCGTGTCCAGGTTGTCGAACACCGGATCGGCGTTGGCCCGGTTCTGATCGGGAATGTCATCGTGCAGCGCGAAGTCCCGACAGAAATACGAATCAGTCGAAACCCTCCAGCCGCTACCCGCAGACTCGGCTCCCGGGGCGCGTTCTTGCATCTGACTGGTCATGAAGTCTTCCTGGTTGTACTTGTAGTACAAGTCGGATTTCATCTTGACCGGAACATTCGGGAACACCTTAGCTGCGATGAACGCCGATTGGTCCTGCATGTAAGCGACACTGACATCCGTCAACGGCGCGTTGACGTGCAGATCGCTACTGGTCGGATTAGGCATGGTGAAAGTCCTTTCTCCTCGGTTAGGAGGAAAGTTTGAAAGGTTATCGAGTCCCGGGGCAACCGGTCCGGCTTGTTAATTAGTCCCGGGGAGGTTTTACGCCTCCCCAGTCCAATTTAATTTTGACCTACTTCTTACGTGGTGTTCCTGTGCTTCAACAGGAACGGTATGATGGCCCCTGAAGCGCCCGTTCCCAAGGCCTTGCCCTGAGAAATGTTCCCGCCACCTGTGGTGGTGGTGACACAACCGGCGCTGTCGCACATGCCCTCATCTCCGTCCGTGATGCCAGCGGATCCAACCACGATCTTGGTCACGCCTGAGATGCCGATCAAACCAACGTAGCCAGTGGCTTGGGGATCGTCCTGCAAAACCCCGTCCACACCAGTGTTGGATGCGGTGCAGAGGGCGAACATGCCCGTTCCCGCGCCGCGAACCACGAACTTATACTGGTTCAGGTTTTCATTGGCGTTGACCGCCCCCGAAATCTTCTTGAGGGCTTCCTCATAAGCTTTGGTGTTTGCTCCCATGCTATTTTCTCCTTGATCCGGCTAAGGATCGTTTTAAGTTAGTGGCTGCCCCGTTTTACCGAGGCAGCAGGCCAGGGGGTTAAATCGAAACCGATGATTAGTCGGCTACGGTTTTGGGCTTTTCGTCCTCGGCCCTTTTGTAAAGCTCCTTGCCTTCCGGAGTTCCGAGAATGATGGACATCGCCTTTTCCTTGGTGATGCCTTCGCTCTTCGCTTTTTGGACGGCCAAAGCGGTCAATTGCTCCTGAGCTCCACCGGGAGTCGGACCGTTCTGCGCCAAGCCCAATTCCTTGAGCATGATCGCATTCTTTTTGATCTGCGCGGCCTGGGACTTGATCTTGGCCACCAGGACATTTGTGGCATTCGCGTTGGAAATGCGGCACTTGTAAATGGCCTCCGCATCGTCCTTCGTGATTCCCTCCACATCCTTCATTTCGTCCGTCCGGATTTTTTCGATGTCCGAAACAGTTTCCATCTTTTCGACACGGGTCCGGAGATCCAAGTTTTTCTTGATTTCGGACTGGAGGCGCTTTTCCATCTCATCGTTGCCCTCGCCCTCTTCGCCTTCGCCCTCTTCAGCCGCTGCCGGGTTCTTGCTCATGTACGCGTCTTTTTCCTTCATGGGCATGGCCTCGAACTTGGTCTTTTCGTCCCCGGCCAGGTTACCCGAATAGGCGTCATGCTTCGCGGATTTGGCCAACAGGTCCGTGACCATTTCCTTGAGGACAGCCACCCGGGGGTCGCTCTTATCCAGCTTCTCGACTTCCCCGTCCTGCTCCTCGACATCCTTCTTTTTCTTTGCCTTGCTCAACGCAATCGAAATGGCCCCGATTGAATTGGAGAGAGCCAGCGCACCCTGAACTTTGGTGATCGTTTCTCCCATTTCCTTCATCTGCTTAACAACCTCATCCAGTGTAGGCATAGCCTCACCCCCATTATTTTCTAAAGTTTTTTGCACGTCCTCGAACTTTACGCCCAAGGTTGTGCAAAACTGCTTCACCTTCTCCACCAAATCTTTTTGAACCTCTGATGCTCGTTTCATCAAAACGGCCACTGCGCCGGAATTTGCTCCACGATCCACCAGGGAGATTTCTTTAACCTTTAAAGCTTGCAACCAGTTAGCCATTTGTTGCCTCCGGTACTCTTACCGCTTCTCCACCAATCGAGGCTTCGGCAAAGTCACCAGCCTTGACGCGCTTCCACAACTCTTTAGAGTCCACGGCGTATGCCGTAAGCCACCCCTCTATGTGGTCCCCGTTCTGGTCCTTAATTACAATCCCCAAAGATTTTTGGAGGGCATAATCAAACACCATCGACTCCACAATCTTCCCGGCCTCCAGGCCAGGGACATGCATGAATCCCCCCGCCCGGCTCTTGTCAATGAAATCATGGGCGCACTCTTGGAGGACCAGGGGAGATATTTTGTCTCCTTGGCTGTCTTCCACCGGCACCCCGTTCTTGGTAATCACACTGGCCCAGATATAAACGATCTGTTGATCGTCATCGATTTTTTGAATTGGACCACGCATCGTGATATCGGGCACTTGGAAACCTTTTTAGGAATTTTTGTTTGTTGATTTTTTCTACAAGGGCTACGGGTGTTAAAAAGTTCGGAAGGAACCAGGGGCGAAGGGCCCTGTCTGGTTATTTGGATTATATACTGGAACTACAGGTTAAAGGTACAACTATTTATTCTTCCTCGGTAGAACTGTCCTGGTCCTCATTATTTGGGGCTCCTTTTCCCCAGGCGTCTAAAAATTGAAGACTCACAAAACATCGGCAATTGTCATCAAACCCATCATCCCCGGAGTCCCCCGGATTCATCACTTCCCCAATCGGAGTCTGGAACGGTTCGTCAATCCTGACCCCATCCGGGTTCATGTCTTCTGTGGCTATGTGGTCTTCCCGCTCTTTTCCATCATGAATCCCACCCCACATGCGCCTAGTGATATCCGGATCCAGATACCCCAGGTCCACCGCCTTATTCCAAATTTCCTGCTGGCCTTGAATTTCGGCGGAATGAATTTCTGAAACAGCAATGTCCATGGCCCTTTTTGCCGTCAACGATGCCGCGTACTTATCCACAAGCAAGTCCACAGTGGCCGGATCCTTCTCCAGTGCCTCAAACTGATCCTGGGCCATGGACGCATCCACCGCAGAAAGCCGTCTCTCGTCCACCGGGGTAAAGTTCCCATTTACGCCGGTCATCAGCTGAGTTCTGAAATTAATGACCCACTGGGCCTGTTTCTCTGTCAATCCCACAACCTGCTTTAATTGCCGCGCAATAGCCGGTCCATCCATGCCCCCGTGGATACCCTGGAGCAGAACGGCCTGGACGGCCAAGGCTTGCTGGTTGTTTATTTCCTTAATCAGGGTGGGAAGCTCTGTTCTTAGGTAGTCCACTGCGTCTTCATTCTGAAGATCGAGGGAACCGGAAAAAGATTTAAAGGCCAAGGTTCGGAATCCTAATTGGCTCTCCGCCTGATCCCGAGAAACAAATCTACCGTCCCTAGTCAAAAACCCTTCTTGCCAGTCCCGGGCATCCCCACCGATACGGTCCAGGATGTCCAGGTGCATTTCATCGCCTTCAGCAGGGACAATTTCACCGCTGATGTCATGCTTTAGGGCAGGCTTGTTGTTTTCGAGGGCTCGTTGATAGGCCAGGATTTGTTTAAATCTGTCCGCGCCGGTTGTGGTGTGGGGGCCGCTCCCGGGGCCGCCCTTATGTATGTTCGGATAATTCGGTTTAGCCAATCCATTAAATACCGACATTATCCTAGGGTCATAGCTCTTTCCCGCCTGCATCCCAGCATGAACCTCTGCTACAAACTCTCCCGGGCTATCGTAGGCGTACCTACTCACTCCTACCGACCTAAATCGTGCATCACTGGGGCTGTAGTTCTCCACCTTACTGCCCTTAAACCTGTCCGGTGTGCTGTACAGAACATGCCCTAACTCATGGTTGATGAAATGCATTGGATCATTTGTACTCCACCACCCAGATTTTGATTTTTCATCAGTCTGCCCAATTGGATCGTCCCAGAAATCGGAGTTTGAATTTAACTCTATGCCCGTTTTGCCCCCTGCCCCTGGCACATATATTTTAGGCTTGCCCTCCTTGTCCTTCATATCCACTACAGTAACCTTTATGGGTAATCCGAGCCCTTCTATGTACGCCTTGGCGTTTGATATGTTCTCTTGTCTATTCTTCGTCCACACCGGCTTATCCCCCCCAGAGCCAGCTGGATACCTGCCGCTCCCGGGGCCGCCTTTTTCCACGAACTGTAGCCCCCGGAACCTTTGAAGATTGTAGGTTTCATGATAGCCCCCGGTCAAAGTGTCCGCTTCCGCCCGGGTCAGGAAATTCCCATCTTTATCCGTAAATCCATGGGTGTAGTTATTGTTGTAGTCCTCGTATGTGGGCATTTTGGTGTGAAGTTGCGGGAACTCTTCCCTAAATTTATTGTACCTGTCTTCCTCGGCCCTAACGGCCACCTCATGGTGTATCTCATTCCCCACTGCTGTGGTTACAGTTCCGGTGTTGATGTTTTGTACTGCCGTAGTAAGTCCTTCTGCCTTTAACTGTCGGGCACGAATGTCATTGTAGTCGTTATTCTTTTCACGATTCCGTATCCACTCATTCCCCTCCATGGTGAACATGGCCGGACTTTCAACAGGGGATTTGGAACCATCTCCTGGCCGTGGACCAGAGCCAGGGCCGCCTTTTTTGACCGGAGCATTTTTCAGTTGCGATGCCCCAATCAGCGCCCCAGCGTGGTAGGCCTCAAAGATCAACTTTTTGAATTCCCCGTTCAAACCCTTCTCGAACTTGTCCCCGGCCACCATTTCAATCACGCGATATAAGTCCCGCGTCTCAACCACCTTGGCCAGCTCTGCCAGATCAATACCGCTCTTGATCTTGTTGCAGACAGCCAGGAAGGCATTGGCCACCAAGGGCTCAAATTTTTTGTGGTTTCTGTGGAAGGCTTGCCCAATAGGATGCTGAATCACTTTTTTAATGGAGAGGGCAAACCGGGATTTTCTTATTGATTTTCTATTCGTGTATCGGACGCTGAAGGGCTGCTTTTTCTTTTCTCCGCCTAGGGGCCTATTTGAGTGCAGGGAATTTATGGTGGGGCCTGCACCAGCTTTTTCAATTATTTCTGCGCGATAGTCGGACACGGGCTAGTCCGTGGAATCGTCAAATGGGTCGTAGCCAAGTGGATAGATAGTCCCTTCTTTGACCTTATCCCCAGGCCAGTCCTCTTTACCCGAAGAGTAAAAGGGCTGCACTTCGTATTCAGGCCTGGTGTAGGCTTGTCTCATTTCTTTTTCTTGTTCCGGAGTGGCCTGTCGAAGGACTTTAACTGCCATAACCCCGTCTTTTCCCACTTTCCAAGCCACTAAGGTTGTATTCATCGTTGTGATGGCCATGGTCTTTTCCTCCCTTCAATTCCACCTTATACGGGTAGAGGGCCCTTTTCAAGTTATTTTATCGTGCGGAAACGCCAGAGATGTCTGCCCGTTTTGCTCCATCCAGCCAGGGGCTTTGGGTGGATCCGGCCTCTGCCCTGTTTCTCGCGCATGAACCCAGTCCCCGATTTTGTCACAATATTCCCGGGCTTCCTGAGCCTGAGTTGAACTTATTCCCTTGAATTTATTTTCCAGCTTATAAACGTCATGGGTGTAATCAGCCACCGTATTTTGATCCCGCGTCCTCATCTGTAACTCAAACACCACTCCATTAGGGCTGCGGAACAAAAGATGCTGCCCCCTGTACCCTCCAGGCTTTGGATTCTCGATGAATTTATCATGCTCTACGCACTCTAAACCTAGTCCGGGTTTGACCAACGAAACAGCCTTACCCATATCTTCAGGGCTTTCAAAGATAAGCCGGGTAGCCACCGCATCCGTTAGATCAGAGGGCGTCTTATCCGCATACCGCCCATTCATTTTTTCCTGCATTGAATCAGGGCGTTTTTCCCTGACTTTCAAATCCGCTTCCACCCCATTTTGGGCCAGGAATTGGTTGAAGGCCTGTAGCTTTGGGCCCACCTCATTTTGCAGCTCATGGTTGGCCATGTCCGTTACCTGTTGCGCCTGCTCCAGGGTCATGTCCTTCCCAGGCATATTCTGATACCAGTCCTGGTTAGCCAGGGCGCTGTAAGGGCCTGTTTTTGACAGGACCGTCCGCGCCTGCTCCTTAGATGCCTTGGCCGGACCAATCAGGTTCTTTTGGTCCTCCGAAACGTGTTCCCCTCCGGATCCTGCCGGGTATCTGCCTGATCCTGGACCACCTTTTAGGACGGCTTTTTTGATGGCTTCGAGGGCCCACTGGAAGGCTTTGCTAACGATGGAGGCAATTTCGCTCCGATAATCACCCGAGGCTTGCTGAACGGGCTCACCCACCCGTCCTTCTTGTTGCCCCCCTTCCCGTCCCGATGATCCACTGACTTTGTAAGTGCCATAGTCCCCCTCCGTTGCAAACCAAGAGTGCACCTGGCTTGTGTGTGTTTCATACTCCCCAGGAAATGTTTTTAGATATGCGTCTACTTTTCCCCTGAGAGTGTCCGTGTCCATGGCCCCACCAAAATTAAGAATGGACATCGTTTTTCCATTCGTGGTTTGCCCACCAATGGCTGGAGCCCCATCCGCTGTCGTTATGGTTCTGAGCCCATCATACAGGGATTTAGCTTGAAGTAAACTAAATTCTTTACTGCATTCGATATTGATAGCGTCCACTGATTCCGAATTAGGGAACGGATCGTCCGATACGGTCATCATGGATTTTTGGGACAGGTTGTATCCCAATGCTTTTGTGGCCTCTACAACGGAGGTGGGGTCAGAATCTTCCGGCATAACGAGTGTAAAAGATTTGTTCGTATCGTTCTCGTATGACCCTATTTGGGATTTGACCTCACCTCCCTTGATCCCCGCGTCTGCTAATATCTTGGGGATGTACTCATCAGCCAGCTTCTGGCTCCGGTCCGCCTTCTCCTGGTTGGATAACGCATTCCACCTATCAGAGGCTTCCTTGTTGTCTGGGTTCGGAGCAAACTCGAATATCACAGAGCCTTGGCCAAACCGGCCAGGGGGTTCTTTTAGGGCCGCTGATCCACCAGACCCAAACCTCCCGTGGTAGTCCCGGGGCTGCTCAGGAGAATATTTTTTGATTTCTCTTGCTCGGTTACTGCCCAGCTGGAACCTGACTATGGCTCCTTTGGAGATTACTTTTTTTATTTGTTGAGTGTGGAGAGAGAGGAACATTAAGAAGCTCTTTTTCTGGCCCAAGTGTCTCTTACTTGCTGCTTCCACTTCTCCGTATGAGCGTGTCTTCCAACCATGGCTAACTTCCACTTAGCTATTGTCTCATCAGATCTTTTTAGCCCTGTAAGGGCTAAGGTGCTCATTTCTTGTCCCGATAGACCACCCGAGGCATCACCATTTTTCTTTTAGCCATGCTCCCCCCTGTGGGAGTTGATCCGCTCCCCTGGCTCTGCCCAACAGGATTGGGTGGCCCGTTGTTGGAAGACTGCTTCGGTGCAGGCTGGCCTGTGTTTACGGGTAAAATCTCCTGATCGTATGCTGGATGTGCAAGGTAGTCCTGCTCCGTGGGGTCATCTTGAAACGCATCTGGAGTAGGTGGAATCTCCATCCTCTCCGGCATACCCGCAACCTTACGTATAAAATTTTCATCTGCGAGTCCACCGGGGACCAGCCACCCCGCATTGGTAAGCTGCATCAGAGACAAAGACAACTCCGAAAGGGACTGTTTCTCAAGTTCTCCAGGAACAAGTTTTGGGAGGCGGTCCGTGGGGAACCCGTTTATTTCAAAAAGTTTTCGAATACCGTCCCGGTTAAACACGGACGCAATGGAATCAAGGAACCCACCAAGGGCAATATTGAACATGTCGTATTTTTGTTCGGCCAAGGCGAAAGAGCCTACCGCCTCATGTCCAAGGAGAATAAAATCCGCCGTTATGACAGTGGCAATGGCTTGAGAGTATCGTTTGATGATTCCGTCCGTATTGTTTTGACGGCGTGAGCCGGTGCTGACCAGTTGGAATTCGTATACCCGATTTTCCCCGCCACCCTCGGCAAAGATTGAGGGGAATATCAAACAGGCCTGCTGGTCTACCTTGACGTTCTTCAGGATTTTCTCGTACATGGCTAGAACAGCTCTTTGATCTTCCGTGGCATCCACAGCCAGCAAG